TAACTACAGATTCTTCAACATTAACAAAAACAATCACAAACCATAGTGCAACTTGGAGTTCTGACTCACCATTTGTAAGTGGAGGTGGTAGTATTAATTTTGCAGGAAATAGTTATTTCACAGTTCCAGCATCTACAGATTGGGATTTATAAGATAAAAAAATACTTTAAAAATAAACTAACCCAGATTTCACAGTCTGGGTTTTTTTATGTATATTATACTATAATGATTTATTAATTAAAATTAAATTTATGTCAACATTTGATGCAGTACTAAAACAGTACGAACAAAACAAAAACGCCACAAGTGGCAATTCAAACAAGATGTCTTCAGAAGACAGATTAAAACGTTATTTCACTACCGTATTACCTAAAGGTTCTAAAGGTGAAGAAAGACGTATTCGTATTTTACCTACAAAAGATGGTTCTTCTCCATTTGTAGAGGTTTTTTTCCACGAAGTTCAAGTGGATGGAAAATGGGTTAAGTTATATGACCCAGAACAAGAAGGAAAACGTTCACCATTAAATGAGGTTAAAAATGCTTTAATGGCGACAGGGGTTGAATCAGATAAAGAATTAGCAAGAACTTACCGTTCTCGTAAATTTTATATCGTTAAAGTTATCGACCGTGACCACGAAGCGGACGGAGTTAAGTTTTGGAGATTTAAACATAATCACAAAGGTGATGGAGTTATTGATAAAATCTTCCCAATCTTCCGTAATAAAGGTGATGTTACCGATTCTCAAAAAGGTCGTGATTTAATCTTATCATTAAGTTTAACAAAATCAGGACAAGGTAAAGAATACACAGTTATTAGTTCAGTTTTGAACGATGACGCAAGTCCTTTACATACTGACGCCGATGTTGCTAAAACATGGTTAGAAGATGAGTTAACATGGGGAGATGTTTATTCTAAAAAAGGTGAAGATTATTTAGAAATGGTTGCTAAAGGTGAAGTTCCACGTTGGGACACCAATAGTAACAAATGGGTTTCAAACTCAACAGCTGAAGAAACAATCGGTTCACCGAAATCTTCAACTCCAACAGTTGACCCACAAGACGAAGCAGATGTAGATGGTGATTTACCATTCTAATTATTAATGGAGGGGTGGAGATAACGTCAGAAACCCCATTTTTAAAACAACATTATGGCAGGTATAAAAAAAACAGATTTTTCAGCAATTAAGAAGAAGTTCTCTAAAGAGGCGGAATATAAACCAGACCGTTTCTTTGATTTGGGTGACGCCTTTTTAGATGCTACAGGTATTCCTGGACCCGCAATGGGTCACATCAATATGTTATTAGGACATAGTGATACGGGTAAAACTACGGCTTTAGTTAAAGCTGCGGTTGACGCACAAAAGAAAGGTATTGTTCCTGTATTTGTAATTACTGAACAAAAATGGAGTTGGGACCACGCAGAATTAATGGGTTTCAATAAAGACGGAGATTATCTTTTCAATAGTGATTTCGAGTACATCGAACAAATCACAGAGTATATTAATGAATTATTAGATGCTCAAGAAAAAGGAGATTTACCTCACGATTTATTAATCCTTTGGGATTCGGTAGGTTCAGTTCCATGTAAAATGACTTACGATGGAAAAGGTGGTAAACAACACAATGCGTCGGTATTAGCTGACAAAATTGGAATGGGAATCAACCAACGTATTTCAGGTTCAAGAAGAACAGATAAACCTCATACGAATACGTTAATCATTGTAAACCAACCTTGGGTAGAATTACCTGATAATCCTTTTGGACAACCGAAGATTAAAGCAAAAGGTGGAGAAGCAATTTGGTTAAACTCAAGTATCGTATTCTTATTTGGTAATCAAAAAGGAGCGGGAACAACAAAAATCTCAATCACAAAAGATAAGAGAAAAGTTAAAATAGCAACAAGAACAAAAATCTCAATTATGAAAAACCACATCAATGGTTTAGGATATGAAGATGGACGTATCTTGGTTACATCACACGGTTTTATGGCAGGACGAGAGGAAGGAGAAGAAAAGAAATCTCTCGAAGAGTACAAAAAAGAGTGTGGTGATTACATCAGTAAGATGTTAGGTGTTAGTGTTACAGACATCGCGGATGTGGAAGTTGTAACAGAAGAGTCAGATCTATAAAATTTTTAAATGTCGGTTTTACTTGTTGATGGAGATAATTTACTTACGATTGGTTACTATGGTGTCAAGAACGCCTTTCATAAAGGAACACATATTGGGGGAATCTATCATTTCCTTAATACTCTTAGGAGAGCGTTTGATACGTACCATTTAGAAAAAATTGTGGTTTTTTGGGATGGACATGAAGGTTCATTAACAAGAAAAAAAATATATATTCATTACAAGGAAAACCGACGTTCAAGATTAAGAACTGAAGAAGATTTACAATCTTATTTTTATCAAAGAGATAGGGTTAAACAATATCTTGAAGAGTTATATGTTAGACAGGGGGAGTATGAGTATTGTGAGACAGATGATAACATTGCTTACTACACTCAAAACTCACCAAACGAAAAGAAAATTATTTATTCATCCGATGGGGATTTAACACAACTTGTGTCAGAAAATACACAAATTTATAATCCATCTCATCAAAAATTATACAAACAAAACGATACGATTGTTTACGACCACGAAGAAATTCTAATTGAAAATGTTAGATTGGTTAAAATGATATGTGGTGACAGTTCCGATAACATAGCAGGAATAAGAGGAATGGGAGTTAAAAGATTTTTATCTTTTTTCCCTGAACTAAGGAATCAACCAATAACGGTTGATGAGGTTAAGGACAAGTGTAACCTATTATTTGAAAAAGATAAACATAATAAATCTTTAACTAATTTACTTACAGGTGTTACAAAACATGGAGTTTTCGGAGATGAGTTTTTCGACGTAAACAACCGTATTGTTAGTTTGACAGACCCATATTTAACCGAAGAAGCTAAAGAGAACATTATACAATTGGTTAACGAACCTTTAGACCCTGAAGGTAGGTCATATAAAAATACAATGAAAATGATGATGGAAGACGGATTATTTAATATCCTACCAAAATCAGAAGATGCGTGGATAAACTTTTTAAACCCATATATGCGTTTAACGAGAATTGAAAAGAATTATAAAACCAAAAATAAAAAAATAATAAAAATTAAAAACTATGAGTAATCAACAGGACATCACAAAATTTGAGTTCTTATTGACTTTAGAGGGCAACATTATTTGCCAAAGATTCTTTAATGTAAAAGATTATGTAGAACAAGCTATACGTTCTATGGATTTACATTATTACGTAAAAAATATTTGTGAAGATATTTCTTACGATTTAAAAATAAAAAGTTCCAACTATCTATGTGAAAATCAAAACTATATCCTCAATTTTGAGAATGTGGAAGAATTAAATGAAGGGCAAAAAGAGCATTTTTTATTGGAAATCAAGCTAGGTGACGATGTATTTATTCAGAGGATATTTCCGGCGTACCTTTACCATCCAAAGGTTAGATACACTGTAGATATTCGTCCAAGATTGAAGAGAATTTTGTCAGATTTGACGGATATTTTGTCTTCTGAAGAATTGGAAACAAGTTATTTAGGGTACGAATTATAATTTTAAATTTATATATACAACTATTATGGAAGAAAGGAATTTTGGGTATTTGGGGTTTTCGTTTCAACAATCCCTTATCAAGGCTATTATTGAAGATAAGAAATACGGTGAAACAATTATTGATGTGTTAGAAAGTAAGTTTTTTGATAATAACTCGTTTAGATTTATTATGGAAAATACAAGAGAGTTGTACAAAAATTACAATAAAATTCCTGATTACAATACTTTAGCACAGAAAATCATGGCTGAAGGTGGTAATAAAGATTCCTCTAAAATTCACGTAGATACATTAGAAGCAATTAAAAATAATGAGTCTCAAATTGAATATGTAAAAGATACCGCACTTAACTTCTGTAAACAACAAAACTTGAAAAGAGAGTTAAAAAATGTACAAAGTATTATTGAAAGTGGTGAGTTTGAGGCATATAATAAGATTGAAGAAATTATCCAAAAAGCATTACAAGTTGGTTTATCAAATGATGAGGCAACGGATGTGTTTCATGATATTGATGGAGCGTTAGAAAAGGACTTTAGACACCCTTTACCGACAGGTATTGTTGGAATTGACAACTTACTTAAGGGTGGGTTAGGAATCGGAGAATTAGGGGTTGTATTAGCACCTACTGGTACTGGTAAGACTACCTTACTTACTAAGTTCGCTAATACCGCGTATAACTTAGGTTATAATGTGGTACAAATATTTTTTGAAGATAATCCAGGAAATATTAAAAGAAAACATTATACGATTTGGACGGACATTGCTCCTGACCAACAACCTGAGTTTAAAGATGAGGTTAAAACAAAAGTTGAAGAGGCGCAAGCTAAATCAAAAGGTAGTTTGAAGTTATTAAAATTGGCTAGTGATAATGTTACTGTTTCAGAAATTAAAAATAAAATCAGAAAGATGAATTCTGAAATAGGTAAAAAAGTTGATTTATTGGTATTAGATTATGTTGATTGTATTTCATCAGATAAATCGACAAATGGTGAAGAATGGAAAGGTGAAGGTTCAGTTATGAGAAGTTTGGAATCAATGACAGGTGAATTTGAAATGGCAATATGGACAGCAACACAAGGTAACCGTGAATCAATTTCATCTGAAGTTGTAACAGGAGACCAAATGGGAGGTTCAATTAAGAAAGCACAAATTGCTCACGTTATATTATCTATTGGTAAAACATTAGAACAAAAAGAACATAATTTGGCAACACTTACGTTATTAAAATCACGTATTGGTAAAGATGGTGTTGTTTTCCAAAACTGTAAATTTAATAATGAATATCTTGTAATTGATACAGAATCACAAAATACATTATTAGGCCATGAAGAACAAGAAGTACAAAAAAGAGCAAACAGAGCAGCTGAAGTTTTCAGAAAGAATCAAGAGAAAAAACAAATAATAAACACATAAATTAAAAAGGAAATTAAATAATGCAGAAAGGTAAAAAATTTCTGAGTGACTTAAAATTGCATTCAGATTATTTCAAATGGAAAGAAGAAGAACAAAGGTATGAA